GAGATTAATATATCCGCACCAACCACCTCATCTTCATTGCAGTATCTTTTAGTTGCTGATAAATTTGTTACTTGACAGTCATCTTTAAAAGCAATTCCAGAAAGTGCGTCTAAAGTTGACCTAACAAGCTTATCTAGGTCATTTTTTTTAACAATTAAATAAGCTGGAGCCGATTGCTTCAGCAGTCCATTTGAGCGATAGTGACTTTTAGGTCGTCTAAACCTAAATATCAAACCAACATGACAAGCACCCTCGATAGGTGTTTCTGTCTCTTTTTTGGCCACCTTGCTAACTTCCCTTCGCCATGATTTCACTCTCTTGCATACCTCGATCATTCTGCCCCCGCCAATATGTCGTTTACTCCCTTGGGGTGCTGGTTCAATATTCTCAACGGAAAAAATAAAAGATGTCATTTAATCCACAGGGTTATCCCTTCACAGCTTTACCCACAAATCTTAGAGGAAAAATACAGCCTTATCAATTGGCGGTTTTATGGGTGATCCAAAGTTACGCAAGCAAAGATGATCAGCAATGTTATCCATCACTAAATACAATTGCAACGGCTGCTTGCATGTCAAAACGCCACGCAATGAGAGTTGTGAACCAACTTGTATCGATGGGTTATTTAGAAAGGAAACACCAAAAAGGTAAGAACGGTGAGCAGGGCAGTAATTTATATAAAGTGACCATTTGGCATCTTGCAAATGTACCAGAACCTAGTGTTGATGGGCGTGGCACCTCAGTCACCCCCCATAGCACATCAGTCACTACCCTATGGACTGACAGACACCCCCCTATAGACTCACAGTCACCCAAACTAGATCCATATAAACTAGATACAAATAACAATATTAAAAAAGCACCAAAACAAAAAATAAAGAAAATAATTTATTCAGAAGAATTTGAGCTTTTTTGGGAAAAATATTTAAAAATTAAAAAGAGAGCATCTGGTCAAACCAAACCAAAAGCCTATGATCACTATTGTGTCATTATAAAAAATCATTCTCCAAAATCACTTGCTTTAGCTTTACAACGAGCTATAACTGATCAGCACCAAATCGAAAATAAGGGAGGCTTTGCTTCACCTTTTCCAAACTGCTGTCGATGGCTTAAGGATGGCTTTTATGAAGCCTACTTACCAAGCACAGTCGATTTGCCAAAGCCAAAACAAAATTGGGAAAAAGATAAATCCCAAGACTTACCCTTTTAACTTGCTATGTCTTACAAAAGAAAACTAACTGAAAAAACCATAAATTTCTATCCTCCTGACAAGGAATGTTATGCTTGCTACGACACAGGAATCGTTAACAACTCAGATCGATTAGTCAATCGACTATATTGGCATGACTACGATATTGATGAAAAAGGCAGAAAGTTTGCTGGCTCTGATGCAGCCATAATATGCCATTGCAAGAAAGCATACCAACAATTAGATGAAGAACAAAATGTTATTTCATCTGGATATAGAGACTCTTTAGGTAATATTAAAACCATCGTAACTTCCAGTGGTGAACACACTTTAGGGGTTTCTCTAACAAAAGATGAAACAAGAATGCTGCACAATAAAAGAAAGGAATCCTGGCAACAAAGTGTTAAATTAATGAACGATTATCGCCTGCAAAATATAAACAATCCAAAGAAAGAACTGCCATATTTTATACAAACTGTCAAAGAAACTTTAAAAAATACTCCCTCCCTGTTTTCATTTCCAACAGAAAAAGCTACTGTTGAATCAATGAAACTCAAACAAAGTGACCTACCGCCTTCCTAAAAACCTTCTTTATGAGTCGGCTCAAGCAAGAGAAAAGAAGGAACTGGCCTGTTCACATGAATTGGGGAGACTGGTATTTAAACGAGGAAACATACACCCTTGATTTGATGCCTGACTGTCACTTTGGCATTTGGGACCATGATGAACCGTTGTACTCAATAAACTTAATTGAAGTTTGTTCTGCCAACGACATGATTCGTTGGTTTTTTCACTTGCATGGTAAGAATCCTCATCTTTACGGAGAAAATTTAATAACCGATCTTTTTTATGCGTTTCATGAAATATACAATGACTTTAAATTTGATATACAAAAAATGGGTCAAATAGTATGTCCAACTGCAGTTGTTAAACTGCATATTAAAAAATATAATCACTTTAAAAACGCAGTATGAAAATCAACGAACTTAAAAACGACCACAAGAATGCAAGAAAAAGAACGGATCGCTCTTCCGCTTTAATAAAAGAATCTTTACAAAAATATGGAGCTGGTCGTTCCATAGTCATTGACGAAGAGAATCGAATCCTCGCTGGCAATGGAACAATCGCTGGGGCAAGAGCAGCTGGAATAAAAAACGTCAGAGTGATCGAAACCGAAGGAGATGAAATCATCGCTGTAAAAAGAAAAGGACTCTCCGAAGATCAAAAGGTTGGGCTTGCTTTGGCTGACAATAGAACCTCCGACTTATCTGAGTGGGATAAAGAAATGTTGCATCAGCTTTCAGAAGATCACGATATTGATCCGTGGTTTACAAAAGAGGACCTTGCAGAAATACTTGGCGAACCCGATATCATTCCAACCGAAGGTTTAACTGATCCAGATGAAGTTCCTGAAACTCCTGAAGAACCAACAGTCCAGTTTGGAGAAGTTTGGAAACTTGGAAACCATAAATTACTGTGCGGAGACTCAACCGATCAAAACCAACTCCAACCTTTGATGGAAAACGAACTGGCAGACCTTTGGTTGACTGATCCTCCCTACAATGTGAACTACGAAGGGGCCACAGCAGATAAATTAAAAATACAAAACGATAATCAATCTGATGCAGAATTCCGACAGTTTTTGGCTTCGGCATACACGGTTGCTCATCATTATCTCAATGACGGTGCTTCCTTTTATATCTGGCATGCAGACTCAGAAGGTTATAACTTCAGAGGTGCAGCAAAAGATGCCAACTTGCAAATAAGGCAATGCCTCATCTGGGTTAAGTCCTCAATGGTATTGGGTCGTCAAGATTATCATTGGCAGCATGAACCTTGCCTTTATGGTTGGAAAAAAGGTGCTTCTCATTTTTGGAACGCTGATCGCAAGCAAACAACCGTGATGAACTTTGACAAGCCACATAAAAATAAGGAACATCCAACAATGAAACCTGTTGACCTTATCCAATATCAAATGTCAAACTCATCAAAGCCTAATCATATAATTCTTGATACTTTTGGTGGATCAGGCACGACTTTAATCGCTGCCGAGAGAATACAAAGACAAGCTCGTCTTGTTGAACTTGATCCAAGATATTGCGATGTAATAATTAAAAGATGGGAGAATTTCACTGGAAATAAAGCAGAGCGTGTAGTATTTAACTAAGAACTACATTTTATGGGCAAAAAAGGAACGCAAGCAGAGACAGTTGTCAGAGCTCAAAGGTTTGCTCGGATAATTGCTAACGGTGGTCGTCGCTCCGATTGCGTTCGTTATGCTTCGGAGAATTGGGGGGTAGGAGATAGATCCGTTGATAAGTATTTAGAGATAGCTAGGGCGGAGTTAAAGAAGGATTGGGACATGGAACGACCACAGATGATTGCTGATCTTTTGGCTCAATGTAGCACCTTACAGATGGAAGCTAGAAGGTCTGGTCAATATCACATTGCTCTTGGTGCGATCAATACTGCAGCCAAGCTTGCACACTTAGTCTCATGAGTCTCTTAGAAACTGTCTCACAAGGCCATGTTTTATTTGAAGAAGGCTTTAGTTATATTCCCTCATCAAAAGATGTAATAAAAAAAATTAAATCAAAGTTGCTTCCGCATCAAGCATCTTTCTGTGATGACACAAGCCATCGCAAACTAGCACTGGTTTGTGGCTTTGGTGCTGGCAAAACTTATGCTTTAGTTTCTAAAAGTATAATTCTTGCTTGCATGAATGTTGGACATATATCTGCTATTTTTGAACCCACAAGCCCGATGCTCAGAGATATTTTGATGCGAACTATGAACGAGCTTCTTGAGGAGTGGGAGATACCTTATACTTTTAGAGCTTCGCCTTTGCCTGAATACCAACTTACTTTTGAAGAAGGAACTCATACGATCCTACTGAGAACCATTCTGACTTATCAAAGATTGAGAGGACAGAACCTTTGTGCTGTTGGTTTTGATGAGGCCGATACTGTAAATAAAAGAGACGCAGAGCAAGCGATGAACATGGCTCTTGCAAGATTAAGGTCAGGCAATATTCAGCAATTTTACGCAACAACAACTCCCGAAGGTCATGCTTGGGCATTTGAGACTTTTGAAAAGAATGCAAAAGAAGATACAAGGTTAATAAAAGCAAAGACAAGTGATAATCCTTATCTGCCAGAGGGTTTCATTGATTCTCTTTTAGAAAACTATCCACCGCAACTAATACAAGCTTATCTCAATGGAAACTTTACAAATCTTACAACTGGGGCAGTTTATTCAAGATTTGATCGCAACAAGCACTTGGTTGATAATATTCCCTTTGACATAAAAATGGAGACGCTCTTGATAGGTATCGACTTTAACGTGATGAACTGCAATGCAGTCGTGGCAGTTAAAGACGGAGATAAATTGTTTGTAATTGATGAAATTACAAAACAAAATGATACAGATGCTCTGGCTCAGGAAATTAAAAGAAGGTATCCTAACAACAAGATATTAGTTTACCCTGATGCCAGTGGTGCTGCCAGATCAACGATCAACGCTTCAAAGACAGATATTGCAATTCTCGAAGGCTACGGTTTCTCAAGCATGGCATTACGCAGTAACCCGCCGATCAAAGACAGAGTTCAAACCTTACAAGCACTCTTGGAGAACAGCAAGGGATGGGTGCGTTTGGCGATTCATGCCCGTTGCCGACGCTTAGTAGAATGTTTGGAGTTGCAGAGTTACGATGAAAAAAGTGGAGATCCAGACAAGCAGAATGGATATGATCATCTCAACGATGCGTTAGGTTACCTTGTGTATAGAGAATTTAATATTATTCATGCAAGGGCAGGCCGACGAACAGGAATTAGAATATATTAAAAGAAATGATATTATGAGGAAAAACCGTGTATAGTTCACTAGATATTTACAATCAGCCTGTAACTTTAGCTCCAACAACGGTTGCTTCTCCCAATGCTTCCTATCAAAGGATGGCAAATTTCTGGAGTTTGATTGAGGATTTGAAGGAAGGAACTTATAAAATGCGAAGTGAGCATAGAAAATACTTACAACAAGAACCTCGTGAAACCGATGATGCTTATGATACAAGGCTGGCTAGGTCAACAGTTGTTCCATATTTGCAGAGAATAGAAAAAATGCTGTCGGGAATGTTGGTGCGAAAGCCTGTCCGACTTGATGATGTTTCTGATCTTGTTAGAGAGCAGCTTTTTGATGTAGACCTGGAGGGCAACGATCTTAACGTTTGGCTTTATCAAACTGCAAGAATTGCTATCTCATTTGGTCATGTTGGTGTGCTTGTTGACGCACCAAAGGAAGGAGAGAAAGCAAGACCTTATTGGGTGACTTACACTCCAAGAGATATTCTTGGTTGGCGAACTGAAATTATAGAAGGCTCAAGGCAGCTAACTCAACTTCGACTTATGGAACAAGTAGTTGAAGATGATGGCAAATATGGTGAAAAGTTGGTAAAACAAATCCGAGTTCTTGAGCTTGGTCGATATGAAATACACCGTAAAGATAAGAAAGGGGAATATAAATTAGTTGATGAAGGCGAAATGAGTATTAAAGACAAGATACCTTTTTCAGTTGCCTATTCAAACCGAGTTGGATATTACGAATCACGCAGCCCTTTATATGATATTGCAGAACTAAACCTTAAGCATTATCAGATACAAAGCGACCTAGATAATATTTTGCATATCAGTTCTGTTCCGTTGCTTGCTGTTTTTGGTTATCCAAATGCTGATGAGATAACAACTGGTCCTAATGAAGCACTATCTTTACCGCCAGATTCGAGACTTGAGTATGTATCTCCGTCTGGTGATAGTTATGACAGTCAATTTAAAAGGCTAGGAGATATTAAAGATCAAATAAATACTTTGTCACTTGCTGCTGTTCTTGGACAAAAGTTGGTCGGAGAAACTGCAGAGGCCAAGCGAATCGACAGATCGCAGAACGACTCAACAATGATGGTTATCGCACAGCAGATGCAAGATTTGATTGATAATTGCCTTAAATTTCACAGCGAATATTTAAATGAACCAAACGCTGGGAGCTCCTTTGTTAATAGAGACTTTGTAACCGCAAGGCTTGAGCCAGCAGAAATTGATAGTCTCTTAAAAATATATGCTGCAAACGGCATCAGCCAAGAGAAACTTCTTGAACAACTTGCAAGCGGAGAAATACTCGGAGACGATTTTGATATTGAAGAAGAATTAGAAAAAACGCAATCAGGTGGGTTGATTGAGATGAACCAAGAAAGTGAAGCGGCATAATAGATGGCAGTTCCAGAAGCTTTTTACAGAGAAGCTATAGATCTCAACAGATATAGCAATAAGGTGCAATTTCAAGTTGCCACCCAATTCAACGAAGTTATCCTTGATGTTCTTAAACAAATAAGAGACCTTGAAGGTAACAGTCCAGCAACAACTGCAAGACTTAGATCAATATTGGCTCAAATGGTTGATAGTTTGAAAGGCTGGGAGAATGAAAGTGCTGTTTATATGATTGATGAATTGCAAAACTTAGCAGAGTTTCAAGTTGGCTTTGTACAAGATCAACTCCAACGAGTTCTCCCAAAAGGAGAGTTTCAAGTAAACACCGTTGCTGTTTCTCCTGACTTTGCTAAATCAGTTGTGACAAGAGATCCAACCGCCTTAACTATACGATTGCGTGATAAAGATGGAGTATTTAGAACAGCTCAGTTTGCTTTGACTGCAAAAAGAGGATCAGATATTTCATTGCCAAATGGAAAAACGGTGCAGAAAGCATTTAGGGGGATTGCTGAAGATTCAGGATCAAGGCTTTCAAAAGCAATTAGGCTTGGAGTTTTAGAAGGCGAATCTCTACCAAAAATAGTAAGAAGGCTTAAAGGGCCTAATTTAAGTTTTGTTGGCAAACCTCAAAATGCCATTGCATTGAACTCTGCTTTAAAAAATTCAGAAGGAATGCTGTTGTCAAACAAACAAATCCAAACTGTCGTCAGAACAACTGTAAATCAAGTTCAAAATGCTGCAAGTCAAGCAGTTTATGCGGCAAACAGCGATATCACTGGCAGATATCAATATGTTGCGACTCTTGATGCAAGAACAAGCTCTATTTGTCAAAGGTTAGACGGCCAGTTGTTTAAATATGATCAAGGGCCTGTTCCTCCTCAGCATTTTAATTGCAGATCCACAACGGTTCCGATTATTGATGACGATGATCTTGCTAAATCCTTTCCTAACACCAGACCCTCTGCAACTGGTCGTGTTCCGCAAAATACAAACTATGCAAATTGGTTAAAAGATAACCCTAGTATACAGGACAAGGTATTAGGAAAAAAGAAAAGATATTTTAATTTTTTGATGAGTCCAAAAAGAGGAAAGAAACAATTAAATGCCACAAACGCCTTAAAAAAAATTATTCGAGAAGATGGATCAGAGCTAACATTAGATCAACTAGCCAAACGATATCCAAATGCCAATTAAAAAAGGTAAGTCTCAAAAAACAATAACAGGCAACATAAGAATGCTTATGAAAGAAGGCAAATCAAGATCACAGGCAGTGGCGATTGCTTTAAGTTCTGCTGGCAAATCTAAACCAGCCAAGAAACGCAAAAGGAGATAAGATATATTTAGTTGCTTTAAAAATCATGCCTTCACACTACGGATCAATGAAACCAAAGGGTAAAAAGAAGAAAAAGAAAGGAGGTAAAAAGTAATGGGTTACACTTTCAAGGTTCAAACTTATGATCAACTAAAGCTAAAGGCTGAAAACTCTGAGTTAAAGCCAAAAGCCAAAAAATCAAAAAAATCTACAAAATCAGAAAAATGAAAAAAGGCTCAAGAGTCAGTTGGGTTTACGGTGGCAAAAGAACTTATGGAAAAGTAACTGGAAGTGGAGGAACTCGAGCTTCTATAAAAGGCCCATCAGGTGGAACTGTAACAAGA